GGAGACACCATTGCAACTTTTTACGGGACGCATTTTGAGGGAACTGGCTCTGACGTAATGGTTCGCAACGCAGGGCCAGTAGGAAACCCAACAGTGAATTTTTATGGTTGTACGTTTACTATTTCTGCGGGTGGCGCAGCAACATTCATTGATGTCAACAACGTACATTGCGTTTTAATTGGTGGATGGTTGCGTATTGCTTCTGGAACACAAACATACTTTTTAGAAAGTGCTGGCATATATTCTTTGATTGCACAACAGTTAATAGTTTATGGAGCTGGAACTGTTACCAATAAATTTTACACAGGTGCATCAACAAGCGGAAACAAAACATTTGATAACCAAGTTTTTACGCCTGTCACTGTTGTTTCTGAATATAAAGCATTGCTCATGTTTGGTCTTGGCACAAACTTTGGGGTTTATTTTAGAACGGCTGCTGGTGCGCCAGCAAACAGTTTGGCGGGTATTGAGAAAGGTTCAATTTTGTTAAACCAAGCTGATACAAAACTTTACATCAATACTGGCACTTCAGCATCAACAACTTGGACGGTTGTTGGAAATCAAACTTAAAGGAAAAATCATGGCACTTTCTAAAAATATCACAATTCAAGCATTTGGAAGAACTTTAAACTTTAATGATGCTTACATTAAAGTAATGAGTTTAAATGGTACAAAAGAACAAGTAGACGTAAAAGTTTGTTCTTTTTCTACTAAAGATGGTGAGTTGTTAGAGACTCAATACGCTCGGTTTACGCCTAACATGGATGGTGAAAATTTCATTAAGCAAGCCTATGAGCATTTGAAAATTTTGCCAGAATTTTCTGGTGCAATTAATTGTTAAGGAAAAATCATGTCAACTAATTCACAAATTGCATTTGCCCCACTTGGCGAGACAGTAGTAGTCCCTGCGGCAGCTAGTGCCCCTACTGGCGTTCAGGCGCTGGTTAATGGCAGATTTGATGCACAGGGTACAGGTCAATATCGCATCATCAACGATAGCACCTACACGGTATTTTTGGGTGTTGGAACGACTGCGGCATTGGCTACTGCAAATGCTGTTGCGCCAGTCTCAGGTAATCCAAGTCCAGCCATTGTGTTAGTGCCTGGTGCTGTGGAGATTTTACGTTTTGCACGTACATCGTATTTCAGTGGGCTTGCATCGGCAGCCGCCACGGTCTACATTGTGCAAGGCGAAGGCATCTAAATGTTGGGAACTGATGTTATGGCGGAAAGCAACGAGATTGATCTTGTGAAATATGGCGTGCTCTGGCAAAAAGTTCAGGATATGGACAAGAAAATGGACAAGGTTGAGCGCCAACTAGAAGAACTGGTAGCTTTAGCCAACAAAGGTCGTGGCGGCCTTTGGTTTGGCATGAGTATTATTTCTGGTGCTTCTGTCATCGTTGGTTATCTGCTGAACTATTGGAAGTCTTGAAATGAATGCGCCTTTTTTTATTTCTACTGCTATTGCTACTGTCAGGGGCTACGGCCAAAGAGTCATGTATCGTATCCGACTTCTATGGTCTAAGTTGGCTCGGAAACCCGAGTGAGCGTCACCAGAGGCTGTCTGAGTGGTTGAACATAAACGGCAATTCATGTTCCACTATTCAACTGCTTGCGATCTGGAACAACCTTGCTTTATGGGCTGGGACTGCTGACAGCGGTGAGTTGAGAAGCAAGGTGCTGCTCTATTACGCTAGAGCAATAGAGAGGGAAAAAAAATGATTGAGACCATCAGACTATTTCCGACAGTTCAAGCGTCAGGGTATCCCGACAAGCACGACCTTGCCCAAGCAAAACTAGAAAAGACCCAAGACACTAACAAAACGCTTGAGGTAGCGAAGCAAAAGCAGATCGAATTACAGGATATTGGGTTTGAAATTTACTGCAAGAAAGTAGTCCAAGAACGACTACGTATGGAAATATTCCAAAATCGTAAGTTAGATATTTTTGTATAAGGGCAATATGGAAAATACTACAAGTACCAAAGAAAAGTTGACGCTGTATGTAACCCTTATGGTCAGCACCACTTTATGCCTTTCTGTTTTGGCAATGGTGATCGCGTTCATGCTCGGCTTATGGGCCAAGGAAGTGGACAATGCAGAAATCTTCAAGATGATTAGCCCCGCTTTCAGCACCCTGATTGGTGGCATGATTGGCTTTTTATCTGGTATTAAATTAATGCAAAATGAGGATGATAAAAAATGATCGGACTTGATGCACTTTTAAGCGTGGGTGGCAAGCTCATTGATAAGTTAATACCTGACCCAGAAGCTAAAGCCAAAGCGCAGCTTGAACTTGCTAAGATGGCTCAAGATGGCGAGTTGGCAAAATTAGCCAATGAAACCAAACTGTATGAGACTGAGCAAAACAACCTCACACAGCGTATGCAAGCCGATATGGGGTCTGACTCTTGGCTATCTAAAAATATTCGCCCTATGACGCTTATATTCCTTCTGGCAGCGTATTCTGGTTTTGCCATCGCATCAATCTTTGAATACGAAACTCGTGCTGCTTACGTAGAGTTGTTAGGCCAGTGGGGAATGTTGGTGATGTCATTTTATTTTGGCGGTAGAACAATGGAAAAAATTGCCGACAGGATTAAAAAATGAACTTAACACCACATTTCACGCTTGAAGAACTTACAGCTTCAGAGACAGCAGAGCGCAATGGTTGGGATAATAGTCCGAGCGATCAGGAACTTGCCAATCTGACACGTTTGGCTGATTTTCTAGAGCAAGTAAAAGTCGTATTGGGCGGCAAGCCCATAATGATTAGTTCAGGTTTACGCACTAAAAAAGTTAATGATGCTGTTGGTAGCAAAGACTCATCACAGCATCGTCTGGGTTGCGCTTGTGACTTTCGAGTGCCTAGTATGACACCAGATGAAGTGGTCAAGGCCATCGTTGCCAGTGGCATTGCATACGACCAAATAATTCGTGAATTTGATCGCTGGACGCACATTAGCATCCCAAATAGCGAAGACACCAGCCCACGTAAGCAAGCTTTAATTATCGACAAGACTGGTACACGCGCTTATTCTTGAACCCAAAGCAGAATTTTGATAAATAGCCAAGCAACCAAAATGGTGACGAAAGCGCCCAAACATAAGATTAAAAATAAACCAATCATATGATTTTATTTATTCCGTATGTGCCTTAGTCATTTCTTCAAACCCCTGATTAGTCTAGCGATACAAGCACCGTAGTTGCTGAGTTTGTTTTGTTTTTCCCATTCATCTGCTACTTTTGCAGCTTCTTCTAATGCTTGGTTGCGTACTGGGCAGTTTCTTCCTTGGTTACAGTCGTAAGTGCAGCAATCCACCGCATTAGATTTTGACTTGTTTTCACGTTCAATACGATCAAACTCATCATCTTCATCGGTTTTCAAACTGACCACCATGCCACCAAAAGCACAGACAAACCAGCACCAATGGCAAAAGCCAGTATATAACCTGCAACTTGCTCCCAAAGCGGTTCTGGTTTGCCATAACCCTGCACCCAAGTGCAGTCTGCAAAATTACGAGGTGTTTGAAAATTTGACTGTTTCATATTTTCTCCAATCTGTAAAACCATTTTTCACCCCTACGCTGGCAATTAATGTCAAAACCGTTCTGTCTAAGTTCTGAAATGATACTGTTCACTGCACATACGTTGGCACTCTTGATGATGTCTAGGGTAGTGAATTCGCCACCCTGAGACAGCAAATCAAGCACACGATTCAAGCGTTCGCTACTTTCAATGCTGGCTGCGTTCATGTTGACTCCTTAAAATGGAATATCAGATTCGTCATCAAACTGGGGCTTGCGGCGTGGTTCATCTTGAACTTTTGGGTCATTGATATACGCCCAACCATCCCAACCGCCTTCACGTAATGGGATATTGTCCAGTTTTAACATTGGACCATTTTTGGTCTCAATGATTGAGCCAATTTTTTGATAACGCTTTTTGGTCTGACCCTCGCTGTTGCGATATTCACCAACGATACAAGAAATTTCTTTGCTTACTTTTGACATTTTCATTCTCCAATGATTGATTTAAGGGAAACGACTTTGGCATCTAGTTCTGCCAAAAATTTTGTTACTTCATCTTCGGCTATCTTGAGCCAATCGTCATTGCGTTCAACGCGAAAGACAAAGAGTTGTGCCTTGATCGGCATCCGTGGGTCAAATACTACGTAATCACACCAAGACCTATCAGCGCAACGCATCTGCCACTGCATCTGTGCATAATATTTTGCATCTACTGGATTGCCTTCTTGTGCATGAGTTAACCAACATTCCAAAGCAGTGCTTGATGATGGGCATTTGATCTCAACCATTCCATCATCACCCACAAAACCATCGGGCGAGGCTCCAGCCGCTTCAATATCGGGGTGAGGTATAAACCCCACCTCTTCAACCATTTGTCCAGTCTGCGCCTCATAAGCAGCCCGAGCAAAGGGTTCTTGTTCTGTACCCCACTGCATTGCTGCATTGGAATACGACTCAGCTCTAGTCTGGGTGATGCGTTCCAATACAAGTTGCGTCATGTAATTGGTACGACTTGTGCTGTAACCAGTTTTTGTTTTGGCAAGCACATCAGCTAATCGGCTTGCTGTGACTTTACCCAAGCGGTTGGCAAACCAACTCTCAGTTCCTTGTTCTTCGTTCATGCTGTTTTCTCCTGTTTGGCACGCTCAACCCGTGTTTTCTTTGCTTGGATAACTTTAGCTTGAAGTGCTTGATTGCCTTCGCAAGCTGTCAATGCATCTTTGTAGACTTTTGCCAGCTCATCGCTGTTGACACTAGCCTCAATCGCTGCCAGATGGTCAGTAATATCAGGTGTGGTTATGTGTTTGCGTGTGGCTGCATTTCCGTCATCATCTTCTGGTGCGATACCGCAAGCCGCCATGAGGCTATATCTCCGAGCATAAGTCAAAGCGCTACCGTAACCCTGCGGGTCTTGTTTGCTGGCTGGTACATGCAGTTTGCCGCATTCCAACATCTCGCCTGATTCGTGGATAAATACAGTCTCTACTGTGACCCCGTTGAGGTCTTCACTTGTTCTCTGAATAAGGGCAATGCCAGCCTCGTTCAAGCCCTCAATGACAGCCTCTACGCAAGCACTAAGGTCGGCATATCTGCTTTTGAAATGCGGGTTGGTGGATGATTTAAGGGCTGGACCAAAAGCTTTTTGAGCCTTAACCAATGCAGTGGCGATATTTTTCATGTTTTTTCCTTAGAATTTATATTTAGGGCCGCAAGTAACTTCAATGACTGTCTCAACTGAATAGCCACCGATCTTGCGTTTTGCGTATAGGGGAATGGCACGAAGTCCTGATGACTCACATTGGCGCACAGCATCTATAACCTCATTGCGACCCATTGGCTGAACTTGCTTGTCAACAATCAAGTCTTGGTTGGGTGGAGTTGGCGTTGCTCCTGGCAACATTGAGCATCCAGTGATGCCGAGAGTGCATAAAAGGGTGAGTGATAACATTTTCATGATTGTTCCTGATTGAGTTCGACTTGCAGTTGTTTAAGTTCTTCAGCAGTGATGTTGATCAAGTAGCAAAGGCTACGAATTTTTCCCTGAAGCATCCCGACTTGGTAAGTCAAGCGTTCTTGTGGGTCTTGGTTTGCATAAATGGAAGCGGCATTTTGTGCCACTTCATTGATGATGTAATCAGCGTTCATGGTTAACCTCTCCATGCTAAGAGAATGCCCCAGCCGCCAAAAATGATGATGGCAAGAGTACATTCAATCAAAGTTGTGATGATCTTAGATTTCATTGCGGTCTTTCTGAATTTGAGCAAAGTTTGATTTGGTTTCATCCATCAAGCGTTTGTATTCGTCATTAGGGATGTCGTAAGTGATGTGTTTGCCTTGGGCATCAAAGACAAATACATCAAACATTTCCGCATAGTCGTAATCGTGGGGTTGATTGATTTCTGCGGGTAAGTAGTCATAACTGACCTTGATGTTTTCAACTGTTTCGCCATTGTCATAAGAGACAACATCATCAAAGTAATACTGGAGTTTGGTTTCAATCATTTGATTTCCTTATGCGTATTCAACATGATGCATTTCGTAATA